CACCGGGTTGGCGTCTTTCGCAGATGACAGCGCAACATCCGACGACGACCTACGGCGATTTCGTGTACCACCTCATGAGCGAAATCGCGCGCTGCCTCAACGTTCCCGTCGTAGTTGCGCTGAACGACTCTTCGCGTGCGAACTTTTCGAGTGGTCGCCTCGATCTTCGCAACTGGTATCGCGCACTCGAAGTCGAGCGTGCGAGGATCGAAGCGATCGTGCTTGAGCCGCTGCTACGAGCGTTCTATCGCGAGTGGCGCATTGCTGACAGCGAGGCGTCAGCGTCAGTCGGCTTGGGTCGCGACGTGCCGGATCACGAGTGGTACTGGCCTGCGCTCGAGGGTGTCGATCCGGAGAAAGAAGCGAAAGCGCAACGCTTGCGTCTTAAGAGCGGCCTTACGACGTTCGCATACGAGTATGCGAAGCAGGGTCGCGATTGGATGACCGAGCTTCGTCAGCGAGCGAAAGAGTATGCGCTCGCGAGCGAACTCGGTCTCGATTTCCTTTTCGAGAAAGGAGGTAATAGCGATGCCGAAGACGACGAAAAAGTTTCTTCGGATTCGAGCGAAGGCGAGGATTCGCGCACAGGGTCCTGAAGACGAGCTCGAAGACGAAGAAGACGAAAACGAAAACGAAGTCGTTGCGCAAGACGAAGAGTCGCAGCCGGCGACCGAAGAAACGCAGCCAGCGACTGACGATGCCGCGTCAGAGCTGAAGAAAATCCAGATCGTCGCGTACACCGGTGGTACGATGACCGTCGAAGGTTGGCCGTTGCCGGTCGTGGTCGATCTTAGTGGTCTCGAGATTCCGACGAGTTCGTTACCAATCCGCTACGCGCACGACGAGTATGCTGGTATCGGGCACACGACGAGTATTGCAATCGAAGGTAACGAGATCGTCGCGGACGCTGTGGTCTCGCGTGATACCGAGTACTCGCGCGACTTTCTCTCGTCGATCGAGAACGGTTTTCCGTGGAAAGCGTCGATCGGCCTCGAGGTCGTCGAGTATCGCGAGATTCCTGACGGCGCGGAAGTCGAAGTGAACGGCCGTTCGTTTACGGGCCCGCTCTACGTAGTCGATCTTGCCGTACTGCGCGAGATTTCGATTGTTGACGTGCCGGCCGACATCGGCACGTCAGTCGTGGCCGCGAAAGCCGCTCGGAGGGTTGAAATCGTGAAGCGAATCCTCGGTAAATATCCGCATCTCGCGGAGCGTGCGATTCAAGAAAACTGGTCCACGAAGAAGTGCCAGCTCGCTGCGATTCGCGCGAGTCGACCGAGCAGTCGAGTTGTGCATGCATTCGATGCCGGCATGGACACAACTGAGGTCCTTACTGCCGCGGTCATGCTCCGAGCCGGCGGTTCGATCGCGAAGAGCGTCGAGAAGAAATTCGCGCCGCGGATCGTCGATGCCGCGTCGAAGTATCGCAATCTCGGTTTGCTGCAACTGGCGCGCGAGTGCCTACGAATGGAGGGCCATCGCGTCGATCCGTATTCTTCGCCGGTCGACGTGATCCGCGCCGCGTTCAGCGTGCGATCGTTTCCGAATCTCTTGCGCGAGTCGGCGTATCGAATCCTCGTTTCGACTTACGAGACGATGCCACCGACATGCCTGCGAATCGCACGCATCGTAGAAACCACAAACTTCATGCCGCATACACTTGCTCGACTCAACGCATTCGCGCAATTTGAACGTGTACCGCTGAGCGGTTCGATCGCGCAGGAGCGCATTGGCGATACCGGCTGGCAAGTGAAAGTCGATACATATGGACGGCTGTTCACGATTACGCATCAGGACGTTATCAACGACGATCTCGGTGCATTCCTCGCGATTCCGCAGGAAGCCGCGCGTGGCGCGATTATCGCGCTCGAAAATCTCTTCTGGAGCACGATCGTTGCGAACCCGGGTAACTTCTTTAGCACTGCGAACGCGAACGTCGTGACGAGTGCGCCGCTTACGATTCCGAATCTCGATCGCGCGGTCGAGCGGATGCTCGCGCAGACGGACCAATTCGGCCAACCGGTCTTCGTGAAGCCGAGTTTCCTAGTCGTCCCCGTGGGTCTAAAAGCGACCGCCGAGAATCTCTTCACGAGCGTGCGTGTCGTGATCGCGGGCAACAGCGATCGTACGCTACCGGAAGCGAATACTTACGCCGGGCAATTCGAGCCGGTCGTTACGCAGTATCTGCCGACGAACGGTGCGAACTCGACGTGGTATCTCGTCGCTGACCCCGCAACGACACCAGCGTTCGCGGTCGCGTTCCTACGCGGTCAGGAGACGCCGATTATCGAAGAAGTGCAACCGAGTCCGCAGTTCCTCGGTTACTCGGTTCGAGCTTACTGGCACTTCGGTGTCGCGCTACTCGATCACCGAGCTGCAGTGCGTGCGACAGCGTGATGACAGTGATGTGCGATGAACGCGATTCTCAACGACTTTTTCGAGACACTACTTCGCAGTCGCGGCGTTCGGCTTCGGTTGCCGAACGGTTTCGAGATCGACGCCGTAGTCGCACGTCGCGATTCGCAGTCGGTGTCGCTCGGCGGTCAGGTCGCAGCCGATACGACAACGCAGTGTTTCGTTGTGCGAGCAAGCGACTTACCCGCCGGATATTGGCCGCGAGTCGCAGACGAGATTGTCAACGTCGCGACATCGCAGCGGTATATCGTAGTGCGTGCTATCGGTGGTGCGCATGCAACGACTTCGAGTGATCCCTACGGTTTCCTCGTTCGTGTATGGACGAGGTTAGCATCCTAACGGAGGTAAACGATGAATGTCGTAGTCAAGCATCACGATTTAGTAATTCCGGTTACGTTCAACACCGATGTTCCCGCTGGTGCGCTTGTTTTTTTCGGCGATTTGTTCGCGGTTACGCTCGAATCGGCGAAAGCTGGCGTTCAGTGTGGTGTCGCGGTCGGTGCTGTTATCGAAGGCCCGCGCGAAACTGGTGCTAATTGGACGCAAGGCACAGTTGTCTATTGGAGCACTACGAACAATCGATTCACTACGACAGCGACCGGCAATAGGCGTGTCGGCGTAGTAGTTGGTAGCGAAGTTCCTCCGTCAGCGACTCGTGCACTCGTGTTGATGGATCGATGATCGCAAACTTACTAGACGCCGTTGTCGATGCGCTCAATGGACCGCCACCGGCGGCCTCGGTTGCGGCAACGAAAACGTGGGCACATTACTGGGTCCTTGCACGCGAGACGCCCGACGTATGCGTCGTGACGTTCATTCGTTCCGAGCGTGAGCGACTTTCGCGATCGCGATTTCGATTCCTTCTCGACGTAGAGATTGTTCGCGCTCGGCCATACGTGGACGCGTCGTCGATCGAAATCGTCGTGAACGACGCGCACTCGATCGCATCGCGCATCACGAGTCAGGAAGTGCTCGAACGAGGTGGCATCGCGTACGCGTTCGAGTCGATCTCGTTTTCCGATCCGCTTTACGAGATCGAAGAAGTATTCGACGAGAGTTCGTTCGTGCGCGCGAGTGTGACTGCGCGCTACGCTGTGTTGGAGTTGTTGTGATGGCGTCGGAGTCGATCGTAAAAGTGAAACAGCTCTTTCTCGATCGGCCAGCGGTTACGCGTTACTTCGATCGCAAGACACTACGCGTTTTCAAGCGGTTCGGTGCGTTCGTGCGGCTGGTCGCACAGCGAAGTATGCGTCGGCGTAAGACGGCGTCGCCACCGGGCCAACCGCCGTCGGTGCGTAAAGGTCAGCTACGAAAGTTTATCTTCTTCTCGCTCGATGAGCGAAAGAAGAGCGTTGTCATCGGGCCGACACTACTACGTTCTGACTCGCCGGTGCCAGCGCTTCACGAACACAGTGGCGTACGTCGATACGGCGCACGTGTCGCGAAGTATCCGAAGCGCGAGTACATGAAGCCCGCGTTTCGCGAAGGTTTGAAGAAACTGGCGCAGTTCTTTAAGGAGGCAAACGCATGAGTCGAACACGACTAGGGCACCTCGCGAAGCTCTACGTCGATAGCGCGAATAACTGGACTACGCCGACGTGGGTCGAGGTGCCGAACGTCAACAACCTGACACTAAACCTCTCGCACGCGACCGCGGATGTGACGACGCGTGCGCATGCCGGTTGGCGTACGCAGGTCGCGACGCTGAAAGAGGCGACGATCGAGTTCGATATGCTCGATGTCGCGGGTGATCCGAGCGTCGCGCAAATTCGTCAGGCGTTTTTCGCTCGCGGCCAGTTGCATGTTCTTTGCTTGAACGGTCTGCGCACCGAAGTCGGTTCGTGGGGTCTGAAGACGCTCGTCGAGGTGACGCGATTCAACCGCGCTGAGCAGATGGGCCAAGCGATCGTAATCTCGGTTACGTTCGTGGTGTCGCCGTTACTCGACGGTACCGTTTATCGCTATCCCGAGTACTTCGAGGTAACGCCCTGATCGCGAGAGGACTAGTAACGATGCGTCATCGATTTACGGACGAACATGGCCGCGAGTACGAAGTTGCGAGGATCAGCTTCGCACGGTACCACGATCTTCGCGATCACGGATTCGATCTTGCGAAGTGGGCTTCGGAGGCTCTTGCTCGCGTAGTGCGTCCAGACACTACGACTGACAGCGTGCAGTCGCAGC